GCCAGTGTTTTTGTTGATAATCAATGGAACCATATTGCGGCAGTACGGAGATACGGTATAGATTTTAAGTTATATATCAATGGTGTTGACGTACCTAATATAAGTGGAGATATCCCTATAACATCAACTAACTTTTTAGTTAATTCTAGGGATCTTATGGTTGGTCATGAGACCTCATATCAATCTGGTGCCAGTGCTCATATGTGGGGATACTTAGATGAAATCCGTATTTCGCATCTTGCACGTTGGACAGAAAACTTTACAGTACCATATAAAGCATATCACGACAGTACCCCTGCTCTTTTAACAGGTGGTGGATACACGATTACTGGATCAGGTACTATAGAAAACGGACTTATAGATAGTACAGATCAATGGGAAGGAAGTACCTATATAAACACCCTAGGGACAGTACTTGAAGGGAAATTAACATCAGGTGTTACTGGTTCCGTTGCTGGAGTAACAACTTTCCCTACTGGACATATACTTCAGGTTGTAAGTTCAGCAAATAACACATCTGTTGTTAATACTACCGAAGGTCATGATGTTGATTTAATGAGTGTTAATATCACTCCAAAATACTCAACGTCAAAAATATTTATTTTACTTAATGTTTATCATGGAGGTAGTAACCCAAATGGCGGCTGGACATTATTAAGAAATTCAACAGCTATAGGTGCCGCGGCTAGCCAGTATGGTAGTTCTTCAGGTTCTTTTCTTACGTACGATGATGTACCAGGAACTAGTATCTATACAATGCACCATTTTTCTTTTAATTATTTAGATTCACCAAATCTTGATAGTGCTATTACATACAAACTAAAAGCATCGCATACAACTACAACTTATTTCAACATATCATCAAGCGGAAGTCATGGATATGCAACATCAACTATAACAGCAATGGAGATAGCAGGATGAAGATGAGAGCATTTGAAGGAGGAGTATTATCTGCATTACAATCCCTAAGACCAGGGGCACAATACGAGTTACGTAATAATAATTATAATTTATTAACTTGGAATGATAAAGAACAACCCAAACCTTCTCTAGCAGAACTAGAGGCTGAGTTGATAAGATTAGAAGAGGAATGGATCGCACAAGATTATGCTCGTAATAGAAAAGAAGAATATCCACCAATGGCAGACCAATTAGATTATATGTATCACAACGGATTTGAAAAGTGGAAAACAGATATGATAGGCCCAATAAAAGATAAGTACCCAAAAGGATAACATGGCAGACTTAATTATAAAACCGCTCACCGGAGCAGGAAATACAGTTAAAATACAAGATCAGGCTGGTGGAGCAATCCTGACTAGTGCTGATAGTGGGGCAACTCTTGGAGCTAATATTGCGTATCCTGCTGGTCACATGGTGTATATTAAGCATGTTGCAACAGATGGATATGGTAGTATAGGAGATCAACAGAATTGGTATCCAACAGATATGTCAGGATCTGATGTTAATAAAACATTGTATTTAACAGTTAGTGGAGCAGAGCATGCCTCATATTCAAAACTCAAAATTGATTTTACTTTTGACATGAGAGTAGACAAAGCCACTCATGCGTTTTGTGGTTATAGATTAGCTCGATGGCAAGGATCGACAACAATACCCGGAAGCCCTACTAATTTAGTAAGCGGCCAATTTGGTATAGTTGCTGGTGGATCTGAATCATATGATAGTATCTCAGGAAGTGCTATTGATGATATTTCGGGATTATCAAATACAATTTATTATGCAATACAAATGCGAAATGCATCTGGATCTGCTGCTTATGCTGGAACGATGTATTTTGGTGCTTCGCCAGCTACTTCCAAAACACAAATGATTATATACGGAATTATTTAATGGCAGACTTACTTATAAAACCGCTCACAGGAGCAGGAAATACAGTTAGAATACAAGATCAGGCTGGCGGAGCAATCCTGACCAGTGCTGATAGTGGGGCAACTCTTGGATCTAATATTACGTTTCCTGCTGGTCATGTTTTACAAGTTGTTCACGGATTCTTGTTAACTAATTTTACTTCTACTACATCTGGAGTTTGGTTGGATACTGGATTGAAAGTTACAATTACACCATCTTCAACTTCAAGTAAAATATTTATAGAGGCGTCTGTCTCTGGAGTCGGAAATAGTCAAAGTGGTTATAATACAAAAGTATCAATTTTACAACCTATTGCTGATGATGATGCAAATTGTGTTTTTTCAATTAAAGATTATAACGCACAGGGGACAACTCTAACCGGAGGCAATGTAACGTATCGAGTTTATTCTTGGGGTGGGCTTGACTCTCCTGCAAGCACTTCGGCACTTACCTATGGGGTTTGTATTAAAGGGGAAGGAAGTGGGACAAGCAGAACACTATATTTTAATAATTCTCACTCCTCCAGCACTTGTTATAATGCAATAACAGCATGGGAGATAGCGGGGTAAAATGGAATATCCAACAATTATAGATGCAATTAGGGCTATCAAATCAGATATAGCAGTTACAATAAGAGGAACTGATATTACATGGGATGATGGGAACCCTACTGATATTACACAAGAACAAATAGATGCTAAATTAGTTGAGCTTCTAGCCGAATATGATGCTACCCAACCATTAAAATTATTACGAGAAGAGAGAAACAAAAGGTTAGTGGAGACAGATTGGAGATTTCGTGTAGATATGACCCCTTCACAAGAATGGAAAGATTATTGTGAAGCCTTACGTGATTTACCATCGACTGCATCACCTAAAATAGAAAATGAAAAACTTACAAACGTAACATGGCCAACGGAACCGGAATAAAATATGCCAGACTTAGTTATAAAACCAACAGCAGGAGCAGGAAATAAATTAATTCTCCAGGACCAAGGTGGTGGAGCATTACTAACGAGTGCTACTAGCGGGGCAACTCTTGCAGATGGGATTGCACTTGGTACTCCCGCATCTGGAACTTTAACAGGGTGTACTTTCAATTCTGGTCAAGTTCTTAAAGTTGCATGTGTACATGAGTATAGTGGTTTTGAAACCGTTGCCGCATCTGCTAATCACTATTGGACAAAAACCATAATTGATGCTGGTACACAATCCTCTAACACAACTGCTCCACCTGGTAATGCGACAAACTATTCTCTTTCAATGACAGCAGTTAAAGCAAATCCAAAATATTTAATTAATGTTGAGATGACTGCACAATACAGTAATAATGGGAGTTGGCCTTCACATAATCAGTTTGCTACTATGTATGGGAAGGTTCGTATTGATGATTCTTCCTCATGCGATTCTGGAACAGATTACTCACTTTGTAGGACATTTTATGATGCTAGAACTTCGGTAGGTGGAAGCTACGAAGGAGATCAACATACTATACCTTTGTCTGGATCAGGGACACATACACACACCTGTTCTGCGGGCGACACAGTATACTTCTTAATGTGGTGTAGCATGTCTTATATAGGTTGCAGAGGATATTACGGATTAACTGTAATGGAGCTTGAACAATAATGGCTATTATAGAAGATAAAGATTGGATAAACGGTTTAAGTTTACCAACATGTATGGAAATTTTAAAGGGTAGAAGGAATGCGATGCTCAGAGACTCAGATTGGACCCAATTTACTGATTCTCCCTTATCAGAATCTAAGAAAGTAGAATGGGCAACTTATCGGCAAGAATTAAGAGATTTGCCGTCAGTATATCCTAGTCCGAAATTTATAAATGATGATTTGACTGAATTACCTGACATAACATGGCCTACTAAACCAGAATAGGAAAATTAAACAATGGCAAACTTATTAATTAAACCAACAACAGGACCAGGCAACAAAGTCATCCTTCAAGATCAGGCTGGTGGGGATATTCTTACCAGTGCCGATAGTGGGGCTACTATAGAAAATGCTACTTTTCCTACAGTAAAACTCACACCTACTGCTACAGCTTCTGCACCTACCGGTGTTGAAGGTGCGTTGTACTATAATTCAGATTATAACGAAATAATGTCTTATACTTCTGCGTGGGGATTTGCGGGTTCACATTCACTTGTCCGCGGAGAAACTGGATTTGTAAAATTTGAATATACTGGTTCAGATCAGACTTGGACTGTTCCGACTGGTATAACAGTAATAGGAGTAGCTTTATGGGGTGGAGCAGGTGGTGGTGGTTATCATGGTAATGTTTGTTATGGTGGTGCAGGTGGTTTTACTGAAGGAACAATTGCTGTTACTCCAGCCGAGACAATGACTATAATGGTTGGATGTCGAGGTACACAGGCTCAATCGACTACTGCGGTATATGGTGGTGGAGGTTCAAGAAATCATACTTATAATACAAGTTCTGGAGCAGGACGTTCTGCTATTTTTAGAGGTTCAAATTCAACTACTCTTGCTAACGAATTAGCAACTGCCGGAGGAGGTGGCGGTGGTGCTGAAGACTTTCCTAATAATAATCATGCTGGAGCTGGAGGCGGATTAAAGGGACAAGATGCGGTATATGGAAACACAGATAACGCTAAAGGAGGAACACAAACCGCTAAAGGAGCTCAAGTAGGTAATGCTAATGCAGATTTGTCCGGAGACAGATGTAGAGGTGGTAATGCCACATCTAAGCCCGCCTCTGGTGGAGGAGGTGGAGGTTATTTTGGCGGCGGTGCCGGTGCCCAAGATGAATCGGGTGCTGGTGGATCTGGATATATTGGTGGAATGCTTCAGGGTAGAACTTATCAGGGTGATGCAAATTATCCCCCATTCGGAGGAGAGCATCCAATGTACTTGCGTTCTCTAGGTTATAACATTGCAGTAGGTAGTACAACCCAAGCCAGCAACGGAACTCATGGTAGAGTTCTTATATTTTATTAAATACTAAAAAAGGATGAAATGACAATTTATACACCTGAAGAAGCCGTGGCATATGATGCAGAATGCCTGATGAATCTGCTTAGAGAACAACGAAACCTTCTTCTAGCAGAAACTGATTGGATGGCCATGAAAGATGTTACACTTCCTGTAGCTTGGAAAACATACAGACAAGAATTAAGAGATTTACCAGTAACAGCAAGCCCTGAATCGAAGCACAACGAAGAAACTGGGGTTAGAGAAGTTAGTGGTGTAGATTGGCCCGTAAAACCGGAATAATTCCATTTGACATCCGTCAAAATTGAATGTATAATAGTTTAACACTTTCAAGAAAATATCAATGGGAACATATGTCGAAATCAAACTAGACGAATTCAAAAAAGAAATCGAACACGAAATGGGATTTACTTGTGTAAATCCTAACCGAGAAGTAAGCAACCCTAGAGGCGGATACGCAGAAGAATATATTTATGAACGAGTAGTAAAACATCACAATCCAGAAGACATGATGCAAGCACTTCGTGGAGAAGACTTTCGTTACTCAATACGAATTTATTCCTCAATTGACAGACGAACTAATACTACACGCAATTCCGGCCAAGATGCAATCCGTGTTACATTATATGATTTGTTTAAAGAACGTCCGGTAAAAGTAGAGAAGCGAGTTAATCGTACTCAAAATGCCTTAGTAAATATGCGAGCAA